CGCCATTACACCTTTGTAATGGTAACTAGGTACTATGAGGTCGTCCCCATAGCAACTAACGAGATCGGGGTCACCCCCTTCATCCCGGACCACGCAGCGCGCAAGCGTAACGAACAGAGTCGACTCTAGTTCAAACGTGAATCCATTCCCCATTGAGGAGAACTTTTCCAGTCTGTACCAGCGTTTATCCATCCGCGTATGCGTCGCACGCAGAGAGTTGAGCAATTCCCACCAATCGCCCCGAAGGACTAGTTTAGGCAGGACACGACACACAGTGTCGCTCGCATTACTCATGTCAACTGTAGCAAAGGTCTGATCCACACTGGCAAATCTTGCGATTTCCCTGTGATGGGCCTGACCCCCTCGAAGGTTGACACCGATGCGCAGTAACCTCTGTTTCATTTCGCGACCAACATCCAGTTGGTACGCTACCGGGATAGAGGCCTCCTTACAGCACCCACGGAATTTAGTTCCGTCTTTGGGCACCGTAAAGAAGATGTTACCACGCACCGTTCGAGGATCACTTTGCCAAGGGCGCTCTTCACAGAGGGCCTTCATCCAGCTCGTCTTCTCCCACAAGGGGAGGACGCATCTGGCGGCATCGTAGATCGTTGGGGTGCTAGACATCTTGTCAGGAATAGTTATTAGCTTTCCCGTGTCAGCAAACGTGGCTCCGCCCGAAAACCGCGGAGTTAGGTGAACCGGCAGGTTTCCCAACACTTGATTAACCTCTTTACGCCAACGACTGATGAAGTCATAGACGGGCATATCCCCTTCCTCAATTAAGAGGGAGTCAGGGAGATACCGAGTCAACCTTGCATTAGTAGCAGCACACGCTTGTTCGCATTCCAAGAATGTACTACGAGCTGCCGCCTCACGGTCTACTGTAGTGGGCAAGTCACACTTCCGTAACAAGTCTGTTACCAGACTGTCGCGAAAGTATGCTTCTGCACCGCTCCGGGGTAGTCCCCCGTTATCTTGGTAGTCCTGAGGCCTAACACTGAGCTTTTGAAGCTCAACCCACTCACCCGCGGCCACTAATAGCTTCACAGCTAAAGCCCGGGGTGTGCCTACGTCTTCGCATAGTGCGTCGACGACACGTACAACTTGGTTGTCCATGTATGCTCCTGTAACGACCGTTAGATCTGGTTAATGAAAACTGATCAGGTGGTCGGGAGGCCGTCACGAATGACAGCCTTGAACAGCGCGTGGTTCACGGAGTTCACCGTGTACGCAACAGCGTCGTTCTTCAGCGCTTCGGGAAAGTCATCGGGAACAGACACAAAGATGTCAGCTTCGAAGGCCGAGCCCACTTTCGTGAGACCGGTCACCGTGTCCGTGTAGGACGACGGAATCTTCAGCTTGATCTGTGCTTTCCGGGAGTTGTTTCCGGTGCGCTTGGCCAGGCAGGAGAGGCGTGGGAAGACGCTGCCAATCGTCCCCTCCTTCAGTGCCCACTCGGCGACAGAATTGTCGCCGGCGGCGGGCGCCAGGAGGGTGAAGGTCTTGGCAACGGGCGTTCCTGCACCGTTGTTGATCACGAGATCGATTGCTTGAGGCATGGTTTTGTTTCCATTTTGAAAGGATTATTTACGAAGAAGTGACGAGATCTTGGTTGCCCTTTGCACCACAAGAGAAGACAGGATTAGTGCCGTCTCGAATGAAAGTTCGGGGACCCTGACCTGCCACTTTACTGTCGGTAACGAACCGACGGTCCTCGCCTTTTGACTTTGATGGATCTGCGCAAACGCGTGAGTCCCATCGCTGTCTATGTGCGAGTTGGTTGTCCAAAGGACTTTGGACGTTTCCGTGGTGCTCTTGTTAGTGATCGTGAGGCCTACCTCGTTTGACAACGAGTTCAGCATCGCGTTCATGTTCACAAAAGCACCAACGAGGAAGCTCCAGGGTATTGCATCCCAGATAACTCCCAGAGGGTTGATCAACCCGAGCCGATTAAGTAACCAAAGGTTCGGACTAGTTATCGCGACTTGCGCCGCGATCGTCGTCGAACACGTACCTAAGTACGCGTGCGAGTACCATCCTCTAGCGTTCTTCACCGGAACCCCTACATCATTGACCACCACTTTGTGGCGCCCTGTAAGGTAGGTTGGAGGTATGCCGTCTTGACAGACGGTGTACATAGCAGCGTGTAAGTCGGCGAACAAGGGTCTCCACCCAAATTCGACTTCTAACACTTGAGAAGCCAGCGTCTGCTCCGAGAATTTCTTCCGGTGCTTCGGCTTAACTTTCTCAAGCTGCTTAATACGGGCCCCCAAAAGGCCTGCTACTTGGCCAAGTCGATGCGTGATCATATCGCTCGACTGCCCCCACTGGGCAATGGTAATGCCTAAAGCGGCACTACCCTTTCTCAGTTTACCATTGAACTTTGCGAGAGCCACCTGCGAACATGTACTAAACTCCGGAGAATAACTCCGGCCGAAGTTCGTGTCTGCATACGGATCTGACAAACCCCAGGCATCAGCGTACTGAGTTCTGGTCTTGCGCTTAACAACGCCGGTGAAAGCCGCGTGAGCGGTTTGCTTCTTGTCAACAAACTTACCCACCCGATTAGAGGTGGAGGTTATGGTGCGCAAGAAGTTATATCGACCGTTCGGTGCCTTGCGAGACCATTGCTTCGTTATAGCTGTAGCCATCGGGAAGGTCCTGAATCAAGGGTGGAGATCTTGCCAAAGATCCAAAAGCCGCGCAAGTACGTGCTTGGCACGCTGACCTGGTAAAGTCAGACATCGACGTTGCGTCGAGTACTTGCCTTCGTGCCGAGGGAGTTACCCTCAAACAGCGAAGTCCGCCAGCAATAGGCGGTGTGAAAGGAAGGACCGGGAGCTACCCGGCCACCTTCACAGCCCGTTATGAGCCCACAACAAAACTATCCAAAACATTCCCGCGAGGGTAATGTAGGGTAAGTCAAGATGTGCGTCCGTGGTAGCTAACCACATCACGGCCCTGCTAGGTTTGCAGGAACTGCTCATACCGAACACCGTTGATACCTCATCAACGGAGAAGTCCCCCTCCACAGCTAAGCTAGTACTGCAAGGGTTGGCACACACAGGAAACGTGATCAGGCACCATGCCAAATCATCTACTGTGAGTGTATCTCCCATTGCAAGACAAGCTGCGCT